CAAAAGGGAATCGCTGGAAGTTTCAACATTCTCAATGGGATTGACTTAATAGAGAAAATGGATGGCATTGAGAAATTTCTTGGGTTTGGTGGAAAAGTCATTAACGAAGGAGCAAGTTTTTTAGATAATGTAGGACTTGGGAAGTTAATTCCTGGGGTAAAAAACAGAGTCTCCGAGTTTAGTAAATTTAAGTTTTTGACCGATAATTTGCGCCAACAGATACGTGTTGCAGTGACCGGTCTCGCGGCACCCGAAGCAGAATTAAGCCGTATAGAGCGGGAAATACTCTCAGAGAAGATGTCTCCTTCGGAATACCCCGCGAAGCTTCAACAGTTAAAAGAGCTACAACAGCGATTGATTCGTTTAAATTACCATCTTCTAACCAATGGATTTCGGCTGAACTCTCCCGAATATGTCAACACACTGAATACGCTGTGGGAGTCAGGGGCGCAGGGCATAGACCCAAGAAGTTCCTCAGAGGCCGCTGTGCACATCTTTTCACAATATAAAAACTCAATCAGAAAAAAGAAACCAAGCATATCACCCGATCAATTGCGTGCTGAAACTCAAAACGCGACTGACAACGCAATGAAAAAACTTGGATACATTATCGAGGAATAGAAATGCCATCACAAGAAGAAATTGACAGGCAAGAAGCCCTTGAGTGGTGGTCAAACAGATCGCAGGCTAAAAAGAAAACAGGTCCCAAGGGTGATTCTCGCCCGCCGTCTATCGGCTTTAAGGAACGTTTTATTGCGCAGCTTACGGCAGATCCAAAAGCACGCATGGCATATTTGCAAGGTAAATTTGGCCCAGAGAATGTCACGCAGGAAAAGGGACAAATCCTAATCAACACCCCTGATGGTCAAAAGACACTTGACCCAAAAGGTTTTGATATCGGTGACTTTGTGGATATCCCAGGCGAGCTATTGGAATCGGGCGCGGGCGTAGCAGGTTCAATTGCCGGTGGAGCGGCGGGTTTACCGACTGGCCTGGTATCGGGCCCAGCAGGCCCCGCCATTGGCGCTACATTAGGCGCAGGCGCAGCGGCGGGCGCAACACGTGGTGCGCTCGAAAAAGCGTTCCAGGGCCTTTCTGGCGTGCCTAGTGAGGCGGCAAAGGAGGCGCTTACTTCCGGTGCCCTCGCTGGATTGGGTGAAGGTGTTGGGCGTGGGATCCAAAGCCTGTACCGTAGCGCAAAGCCGTCAAGTATTATCGGGAAGGTCCTTACGCGAGACGTGGGGCCTGATGCGTTGGTGAGTAAGCCGGGTTACGAAGGGTTGCAGCAATTAGATCAACAGTCGAAATCGGTTGGCACCGACATAGACCTGGCCACAGGCTTTAAAAATAGACGAGCCCGAGCGGCAACAGAACTTATTGAGCGCAGCACGCCCGGACGTTTTGCATTGGCGCAAGCTTCTGAAAAGCAGGTGCTGCAAGTACGTGATAAGGTTGCCAAGCTTTCAGATGACTTGGCTAAAGAAGCCCGTGTGGCAGACATTGTACCGGAGCAGCGTGTAGCGCAGGCGGTAAATAAAACCGCCAACACGATATCCACACATGTTGAAAGCCTAAAGGCGGAGGCTGGCAATATATTCAATCGCAACATGACGAAGGCCTCATTGATCACACGTAACCGTCCGGTGATCCCCATCGCGAATACGGTAAAAGCCATCGAAGATTTATCAGAAGGCTTTGTTGGCGCAGGTTCGGACGGGCAGAAAATATCAGCGACGCTCAACCAATTAAGGGCAGACCTTGAGAGAACAGCGGGCGAAACAAACGCAATACCAATCAGATATTTTCAAAATACGATTTCTCGTCTTTTGAAACAATCCGAAAAATCCGCACCGTACATTGACGGCCTTACTGACAGGGGCGCTGATACGAAGATTGCGCAGAAATTAAAAGACGCAATGCTTGACGATCTATCCAACGCGCCTGGTGGTGGTGAGATTTCAAATCTCCTTAATGAGGCAAGAGCGTCATACGCGAACATTTGGAATGAGATCCGTGAGATTAGAAACGCGCCCGCCCGGGCAATCCTGGAGCGAGCTGAAAAAGGCGCGGATGAATCGTTACCGGCGGTGATACTTGGCAGCAAGGACATTACACGCGGACAGGTATCCACCCTTGGGAAGTACCTGCAAAAGACAGACCCGGAAGCACTGTCATCGCTGCAGTTTGGCGTTTTCGATGACCTGATAAGAAGATCAACCAAAGGCGGCACGTTAAGCCCTGCAACTTTGTCACGGCAAATGGAGATCCACGGCCGTCGCCTGGACGCTTTATTTGAGTCCTCGCCCGCTGCTCGTGGGCAGTATGAGCAGCTTAAAAAGCTGTCATCGCTAGTAGTAGATCGCTCAGGTAAAAAACTCCTGGCGGGCGAAGGCCAGGGGATCAACATGCTAAGTATTGCAGCAGTTGTGTCTAACTTTATCCCAGGTTTTTCAGCACGTTCGGTGGCTAAATTACTGACAACCAAAGAAGGCCGAACTGCCATGATCAAGGCGCTTAAGCCGATATCCGAGAACTCACGAATACCGCAGAAAGTAATATCACAGTTGTCAGCATTAACCGCGGGCGCACTACCGGACGAGGTGAAGACAAATGAGTAATTTCCAACTACCACGTGTCACGTTGTTCGACACCAACGGCGATCCAATTGTCGGCGGCAAGATTTATTTCTACGAGGCGGGAACAGATACACCTCTTGACACATATTCCGACGAAGAACTGACGACACCAAACGCAAATCCTGTGGTTGCAGATGCTTCCGGTCGGTGCGGCTTGATCTATTTGTCTGGCACTGAAATTTATAAAGTTGTTGTAAAAAGCGCAGCCGACGTAACCATCTACACAGCGGACAACATCAAGGGGTACGACCTTGAAAACGGATTGAGCCTTGATCCTGTAAAGTTGATCGCTGTAACACCACTGGATTTTGGAGCAATCGGTGATGGTGTGTCGGACGAGACGACATACGTACAACAAGCAATCAATGCAGCCACGGGCACCGTTAGCTTGGCAGGAAAAACATTCCGATGTGACACGGCCTTAACGTTAAAATCTAATCTGCGCATCGTAGATGGCACGCTTGATTTCTCAAACAGTGCAACCGCGATCCTGATCACAGCGACAGGAACCGTCGCGTCTCCGTTATCTTTGACGGCAAACGCACGGACATCGTTGAAAGAGATCACTATCGCGTCAACATCTACATTGTCTGCCTATGACTTACTACTCCTCTCCGACTTGCAGTCGTACAGCAATGGTGGTGTTAAAAATGGAGAAATCGTATCAGTCGATTCTCTCACATCGACAGTCATTACTACATCAACGAGTCTTTCTAGCTCGTACCTCACGGCAAGTGCTGCATCGGTACAAAAGATCTCACCTATCAAGAATATAGTCATTCAGGACGTTCGATTCATTACTAATCAGAGCCTTGCGACCGACCGTCTTTTGTCCTTCACACTGTGCAGCAATGTAGAGATATCGAATGTCCACGTGACAGGAAATGGTGGAGAGTTTCTGGCTTTTCGTGGGTGTCATTCTGTTAAAATTACAGATTGCGTTTGCCACGGAAAACAGGGCCTTGGCCGTGGATTCATCCTTAGTGGCTCGCGTTTGGTATCCGTAAAGGGATGCGAGTTCATCGATGCAGGAACATACTCATGGATCGCATCCGGATCTGCAACGTATGGCGTGACACGTGGCGTGAGTATCACCAATTGCAACATGGAAGGCGGTCGCCTGTGGATATATGAAGGATGTTCGGAAGTGAACATGTCATCGTGTAGTGTCAACGGTGCATCAATGATCATCGAAAGTGACGAATGTTCGGTTGTAGGCAATACGTTCGCGCTGCAGCCGGCTTCGGAGCCATTTATCGATGTGAACATGAAGAGAACTCTTGCAGTCGCAACGGATGGTTCAGGGTTTCCTGCCAGTGTTACGCGCCCGCAGGCGTGTGTGATTGCGAATAACAGTATTTCGTTCTCACACGGGGCCGGTATTAAGGTTGCAAAGACACTTGCGGGTGCCGTGGACTACGGAAACGTAAGCATCACAGGGAATACGATCAATGGCACTACGAGCTTCGGAATTGAAGTTAGAACGTCCGCAACAGGGAACATGAAGAATATCGTTGTGTCAAACAATAATATCTACAAATGTGGCAGCGAGGGGATTGGGTTTTTCGGCACAGCGGGCGCAATAAAACAGGCCACTATTTCAGGTAACACTATTGATTCATGTACTTACGGCTTCTACCTTGATGGTGATTCTGACACTGATTACGGTCATATAATTGTCAAGGGCAACACTATCACCAACCAGTCATTTGGAGGCATAACAGTAACAACGGCGAATGCCTCGCCAACAGGACGCATGGTGGTATCTGATAATATAATTTACTGCGAAATAATTGGTTTGACATTTAATGGGTTTGATAAATCTTCAATAACCGGCAACACTTTCGATAACTGCACTGAGGGGATTTCCGCATCTAATTTTCAAGATTTAAATATCAGTGGCAATGTAGTGACGAATCCATCCAGCCAATGCATCGTAGCCGATACGGGGGATCGCCTGTCTGTGTGTGGAAATGTTCTTGTAGGAGGCCTGCAAGCGATTCAAATAGGCACATGCGGTAACATGACAATAAACGGGAATATCGCATCCGAACAAACAGACGAATGCATTGCAATTGATACATGCAATAATTCTTCGATTTCATCAAACACGTTGTCGGGAACTAACGTGGATAGTGTTATATCTGTAGACTCCTCGGATAATCTTTCAATTACTGGAAACGTTATAAAGGACAGCGGGACGGCAACTTACGGCATATATTTAGTGACTTGCTCGGAATTATCTATTGGGAATAACAACGTGAGCAGTTGTACTGATTCTGTTTACGCATCGGGATGTTCGACTTTTAGTGTTTCAGGTAACACAATATACGGTAAAACATACGCTTCGGGTGTCTCCGGCGTCCATTGTGTTGACTGTTCGGACATATCTATATGTTCAAATATAATAAGGCGTGCTTTCGAGGGTATCTTGATCGCTGCCCCCACGTTCGACGAGACTTTTGGGACTATCATTTCAGGGAATGACATCAGAACAACAGGTGGTCAAAATATAAAAGTTGGGATAAAAATTGAAAACGGAATGAGTGATTTTAGTATTTCCAATAATACAATCGTTGATCCTTTCGACTCTGCGATCCTGTTCGACATGCTATCAAACCAAGACCTAGATAATGGTCTTGTCACTGGGAATCTGATCTCAGGAGCATGCAGTTCATCTGGGGCCGCTGGAATTTATTTCGATGGGACAGACACAGGTACCAATACGGTGGAACAAATCGTGATATCCAATAATGTCATAGAAATGAGCGGCGATGTCCCATGTATAAAAACTGACACATGCGCTATCTCTGATCTTTGGATATTGCATAACTCCTTGACGGATGGGAATTATGCGTTCCAGAACACGAACCCCGCTTCTACGGATTTTCTGATGATTGCAGCAAACATGGCTAGTTCACAATCAGCAGGCATGGTCTCGGGGACAACAACCTACCTAAAAATAAGATATCACCTCAATGTCGCAGCCGAAGCAGACACGTATCCTCAACTCGTAAACATTCAAACATACGCCTAAAGGTGGCCTCAAATGTCTCAACTTATCCCCATGAACCTGACCGATTCAACCGCCAACGACAGCGACAAAACGATCTCGCTGACGACGAACCAATTCCACGTTCTGGAATCCATCTACGTAACCTACTCTGCAACAGCAACGGTCGGTGATCGTCAATTGGAAGTTCAGGCCAAGAACGCAGCCGGTACGGTTGTATGGCAAGTCCGAGCGGGCGCAGTACAAGCGGCAAACACAGCGCGAAAGTATTTCTTCGCAGCCGGTGCGCCCGCTGCGTCGGCGTTCATTGATACGGAGTTTTTGTATTGTTTCATGCCGTCGGTGTTCTTGCCAGGCGATTTTACCGTTCGTATTTTCGACAACAATGCCGTTGATGCGGCCGCCGATGACATGGTTGTATTTTTGAACGGTTACCAGATCGGATAAGTTCAAGAAAAAAGGGGCCATCAAATGCCAACGATTGGCGATATCGCAAACGTATTGTCTCCAGGCGCACAGTCTTTGTCCGCGCATGGATTATCATCAGGGACAGGAAGCCTTAACTCAGCCAAGAAAGAGGTAGACACGACATTGTTGTCTGTCTGGTTCGACGCGGCTGACGCTTCAACGTTTACGCTAGACGCTGACGGTTTGGTGGAATCATGGTCAAACAAAGGATCTCTTGGATCCACAGCGACAGTATCGTCATCAACATTGCGCCCTGAATTAGAAAGCGGTGGTGTACGCTTGCCTGGTGTTTTTTTCGACAACAGGTACAAAACATCAAACTACAAAGAACTGAACATGGGTGCCACGTACCCGTTTTCAACCGGCATCGGTGACGAAAACGGAATGACGATTTTTATCGTCTGTGCGACTGGTTGGCGAGAAGGATCTAGTGCGACAATGGCGTTAGATTTCGGCAATTACGCTGCCACTGGTTTCGGTATTGGTTGTCGGCCTGGTTATGTCTTTATGTATGGACCGTCAACATACGGTATGGCCAATAATCAGATCGCAGACGCATCAGTCAGGGTTGATGAGCCAGTTGTTTTCTGCATGAGGTTTCTCTTTGGGACAAGTCGTGTGTGCCGTGTCAATGGGACTCAAATTTTCTCCGAAGATGGCGGAACGCTTACGGCACTAACTGCAACCGAGATCTCCGAAAACTCAACGCACGGCGCGGGCGGAGGACCGTTTACATTGGGGCGTCACTCGAAAAACATTGCAGCAGGAAACTCTGCAAGATCGTTCCACGGCTCTATACATGAGGTTAAACTCTGGCGACGATCACTGACCGATGACGAGATGAAACAAGTAGAATTTGAATTGATGAATAAATGGGCTGTCAATCACCCAACGCAATCTCAAAACCTTGAGGTATTCATTTCACCTCATGAGATTGAGAATACAACATATGAGACAAAAACAAAGACAGGGACATCACTTGTTATCGTTGACGGTAGTTACGCAGTAACAGGTGTAGGTACACTATTCTCGTCCGAGCTAACGCCTGGTGATTTTATCACCGTTCTTCCTAGTTCAGATGAGAGACAATCACGACAGGTCGTAGCAATAACATCCGATCTTTCCCTGACCGTTTCAGAGCCGTGGAGTTTTAGCAGATCTCCTACCTCGTTCGAGTATCGAACAGGTAAGGTCACAACACTCACAAACGTTGGAGAAGCAGGAAACAGCTTCACACAATCAGACACGGCATTAAAACCCTACATAGACCTCAGTCCTGAAAGCGGTAGGCGTGATCTGTATTTTGACGAGGATATTAGGAATTTGGAGTATTCTGGCGACGCTGAAGATTTCTCGTTCTTAAACGATGGCTCTTCGTGGACGGCAATGTTTTTCGCCCGCGTCTACGATGACGCATCTACAGTGTCTACCTTCTTTTCCACAACAGCACCCGGAGAAATTGGTGCGTATGTCGGGTACGATAATGGGTCATTAGAAGAACTAAGGACGATATATTTATCTCTCCAAGAAGGTATTGAAAAACTCTCATTGTCTTCGCCGTACGACCTCCCTGTTGAACGATTCGCACTGTACACCGTAACCGCAACAAGGGACGACGGCGTCTCTACGTTAAGCCTCTATGTTGACGGGACTCTTATCAAAGAATCTCAATCGGAAGTTTCTATCGCGGTAGGTCCTCCAGATCTTCCGTTAACAATCGGACCAACGGCGGGCGCACCATCACGGATGAATATGTCAACGTTCCTCCTGTGGTCACGTCTGCTTGACGACGGAGAACGCGCTCAATGGGAGGGATGGCATTGCCGTAAATTTAATCACAGGATCTACGACAATCCCAAGGCGTACGAAGACAATCTTGTTGCATGGTACGACGGAAGAGATCGTGGCGCGTTTGAAATGTATTGGAGTGACGGAACGGGGACCGTGGCCCTTGATAGTTCAGTTTCCACAACAACGCTAAACGGTACAGGAACAGCATTCAATACCGAACTTCCGGCAAATGAATGGTTCAGGTTCTTCGCGAACGGAAGGCGTTACGAGTATCAAATCAGCGCCCCAATTGGGGATACCGTTGCCACAACGGCAACGGCAATTACGAGAAGTATTATCCCTGGCACAGTTTTCGAGCACGGCAAACGTCTCGTAAGTGGATGGCGTGACAAACACGCGACATCATCGAGTAACGACTACGAAATCAACGCAGCGTCTGCTGCTGCTGCGCCCGCCTACACAGAGACGGACACGATACCAGAGGTGGTTGGTACAGCAGCTACTCCAACGTATTTATCCAAGTTTGAAACAGCATCATGGGCACAGCCGAATACAATTTATCTAGTTGCGTCCGCTTCTGCCTCGATGGCGGGAGATGAGACGTTTGTATCGGGAAGAACAACGGCAGCCAATGCGATAACGGCCGACAGCACGTTGAGCACCATGCATATCGCGGGCGCGACTGATACAAACACTGGACTTATTCGGCCACTGAACCGGCATATCTATAAAGCCGTTTTGGATGGAGAAAGCAGCAAGTTCAGCATTGACGGAGGAACACCCGTTACATTGAGTGCTGGCACGTTTGAAATGAACGGTGTTTACATGTTCGCAGACGGATTTTTGTCCAACGCATCAAGCTCGACGATTAGCGAAGTTAGGATCGTAAACGGAGAGCCAACAAACGATTTACGCATGATGCGTGGTCTGTCTAACCGATACGGGATTTCCGTCAAAAGTTCTCCGATGAATATACCAGGGTGTAAAGTCTGGTATGATTTCACAGACACGGATACGTATTCGGTATTTACCGGAACGCTTCTGACCACGTGCCTTGACAAAATGGCAAACGTCGCAGCCACCGCAAGCGCAGGCCAGGAGCCTACAATCGTGGCGGGCGCAATCAACGATCTCACTACGCTTAGGTTTGATGGTACAGACAACACGTTGCTGGTCCAAACGGCCAACCTTTTCAACTTCCTTCATAACGGTACAGGTGGTGATCTGGTTGTTGTTTTGTCTCGTGACACAGCGGGAAGCGTCAATGACCATGTGTTCTCCACGGCGTCAAACTCCTCAGAAATAGGCGTCCAACTCTATTACAGCAATGCGAGCAACTTTTGGGATTATGTAGTCTACAAAGGTACAGGCTTCACCGTGGCATCAGTGCAGGTGTCTACCGTGACCTACACTAACAATTACTGGAGATATATTCGTGTGTCGTACTTAGGGGACAATGGTCCCACAGACGCACTGATGTATATGAACACGGTACTTTCAGGCTCAAACGATCCAGACAATCACCCGCCGACGTCATCAAATGCGACGCTTGCGGGATATATTGGATCAAGCAATGGTTCTGCGAATCATTACAAGGGCGACATTGCGGAAATGATTGCGTTCAATAACCGATTGAGCTCTGACGAAATTTTGGAATTAGATGACTACATGACTGCAAAATATGGCGCATTTCATTGATCGTCTTTTGTCACTTCGTTCTCGCCCGCCCGTAACAATTCCGTAGATATTGATGCGTATGCCCACATGGCGGCTTCACGGACTTTGCTGATGGCAATATCGCGCTCTTCATTTTGGGGAGATCTTGTGAGGATGCATTTTGCCAGGTTGTGGGCCGCAAGCCTGATTAGCTTGTAGTCCAAGAAGACTTCAGCGTCGTTGATGTTTTCGTGTCCAAAAGATATTTCAAGATCCCGCTCTTCTTTTGCTATCATAATTTCCCACCAAAAAACCCAGCGAGCGCTCCCAAAATGCTCGCTGAAACCTGAAGCTTGCCGAGCGCCACACGCATGTCAGGCATTTGATTATCAATTGCTGTGACCCTGTTTGATACGCTCTCCAGGTCTTTACAGATATGTGTTTGCGATGTCTCTGTTTTCGCAGCTTCACGCGCAAGCATGTTCATTCCGTTTTGCAACATATCAATCTTCGACTCAATCTGGCGAAGACGAGAAAAGAGATCTTCCTGCATGGGCATCGTCATGGTTTCGGTGGTGGCAGAATAAGGGAGCCAACTTTTTTAATCAGCGAGTTTGTCGGTTGCTCAGCGGGCGCAAGAAGCGCTTGCCCTGCCGTTTTGGTGATCGAATGGAATCCCGCAGCATTAACAGCCACACCGATGGCCGCAACAATCGAAGTCCCCCACGTCATGTGGAACGCGAAAACTCCAGTGAATAAAGAAGCCAGGAGCCCCACAACAAAAACAACAACCGGAACAATCCACGCTGTTTTGTCGGTTGTCCATGGGGCTTTGGGGATCATCCGATAGCCCCGGATTATGATCGAAATAAGGATACCGATGCCGACAACGTTGCCAGCTTTGATCTGTGAGATCGCCTCGGTGAGATCGTTGAAAACTGAAAATATTTCCATGAGCCAATATTACCATTGCGAAAAGCATCACCCAACTATCCGTAACTGTCTCCCCCACTTGCCGTTGACGCTCCGAACAAGTGCGCGCCCGCTCTCGGAGGTAAGGACATCGTGATCGAGCATGTACAACGCGAGGTCATTACGTATTTCTGCTATTTCATCGTCAATCTTGCGGCTTTGTGTTGCCATTTTTTCCCAGGCCAGCACCATCTCCTCTACAAGTCGCGTGGCGATTATTTCTTTCTTTTTTGGGATCGGGAACATCCGCATAACGTCTTCATAGCAGAGCGGCTCCGGGGCTGTGTCTTCTATGATGCATGTCCAAAAATCGGACGCAGCTTCTATCGCTTCCCGGATGAAATCGTCATTGCGTTGTATTTCAAATGTTGTGAACGACCACCCTGCGTTTGCTTGCAACAGTGCAATATCAGCCTGACGTATTCCACCACTAAGCCACATATACCATTGCATTTGCGAGTACACGTGCTGTGGTGGTCCATATTGCCACGTACCAAACGCACAGCTTGCCTTTGCATCGACTATGACGCCCGCTTCGTAGTCGATCCCATCAGCAGTTCCGCCCGCCCATGGGTATTCATCGCTATGCAACTGGACCTGACGGATAATCGTCCGCCCTTTAGTCTCACAGTATTTGTCGAGTATCAGGTTCTCCAGTGCGTGCCCCGCACCGGTCGCAAGAGATGGCGGGCGCTTAGGTACTTTGTGTGTTTTTTCCAACCATAATTCATAAGGCGTCATGTTTTCAGACATGCCCATGATGACGCCAATATCCGATCCTCCAATGTATTTTGAACGATCTGGTTCGCTAGGTTTTTGCGGTTCGTTGGTCATCTGGCCAAGACTAGAGGTTTACACCCTCAAACTCAAACGGATGGCAGCCTATGGGCATATACCAAAGAAACGGAAAATCGTTGGACCCTAACGCGGTACTAAATGCGTTCATTAGCGTGGAGGACGCGGATCTTACAACGGCAGCCCGCACCTACGTTGACGCGAATTTAAGGCCTGTACCCCTCGGACTAGACAAACGACCATGGCAGAAGGAATTTGGTCTACGCATGAGCAGGCTTGAGGATTTTAACGACAAAAGAACATCAAACGTCGGGGTTCTCACCGGCGATATGGGCAATGGGCTCTGCTGCTTTGACCACGACTCAAAAGAGTATCGTGAAACGTTTTTGTCCCTGTGCCCTCCAACTTTAGGTATTGGGCGCTCTGGCGAATTACGAAAGTCTTTTATTCTCATCAAAGACGGATCTATTGAAACCCGAAAATGCGCAGTGCCGAAAAACGTCACGTCCGATAAGGGGGAATTCGGGTCTTTCAAAGCGGGCAAAAACACATCCCAACATCAAGTAGTCGTGCCCCCTGGCCAATGGCACGGCCAAAACGGAGAAGAACAATCCCTGGAGGTGATCTCCCGTGAAGAGCCCGTGGTCATGACTTCGGAGCAAGCGGCTGAACTCGTAACAGAACTTCATAACCGAGTAATGTCCCTTCACGGCATATCCCCGCGCCCGCCCGTTATAGGGGCTCAGGAGGCGTTAGACGATGCGCTTGGCCTGGACCATGGTAATGTAGCCTATGCAAAAATCAAAGCCATGGAAGCCCTCCAGCGGCTTTGTGTGAAGCTTCGCGCCGCGACGCAGGAGAACAGCGGGCGCGGAGACTTGCTATGGAACTATTCCTGCATCATTGCGACATACGTTAGATGCGGACTGCTCGAAGACGAACACGCCAAAAACGCCCTACGACAAGCAGCAGAGACCTGGGGCGGTGATCACACAACCGCGAGGATCGAGCACCAGATAGCCCGTGGGTGGCTTGTGGGGCCATCAAAGTCAGCGGTTGACGATGTTCGACGATGGACCCATGGTCAATCAATGGTGCCCCACCTTAGCCCCTCGCCCGCGCCCCAGGAAGCGGGCGCGCGCGTACTTTCAAATCGCAGTGAGGGGGCGATTGCAAAGGCGATCATAGACGATTTAGGGGAATGTGCTGCGCTTGGGGATAAGCTGTACACATACGATAATAGTACAAGAATATGGTCTGAAATGGGATCAAGTGCGTTGATATCAAAGACATTATCGCTTGATGGTGCTTCATATTTTGACATACACGGCGATACTAAGCGGTTACAGATGCAATACAGGCTCGCAGAAAGCGTGTGTAAGTTCGTAAGACATCATCCGAACGTATATCAGCCCACATTTCTTACGTCATCACCTATGGGAATTGCTTTAGACAGTATGTTTCTTGGGCAAGACCTCGTTTTGCGCCCGCTCGTTAAAAGTCACAACGCGTTATATAAAATGCCGTTTGATTATGACCCATATGCTGCTTGTCCGGCGTTCGTGTCATTCCTTGATGATGTTTTTCTTGGAGATTCCGATGCACTGCGGAAAAAAATGTATTTACAGGAATTTGTCGGTATGTGCTTACTAGGTCTTGCTACGATGGCCCAAAAAGCCACGGTGCTTTTTGGATCGGGAGGGAACGGCAAGGGTAGATTAATCCAAATACTTAAGGCGATTTTTCCACCCAATTCTTACTCTTGCATATCACCTGACTTTATGATCAATCAAAATCATCGTGTGAATCTAATCGGGAAACGCCTGAATGTCTGCGATGATATGCCTACAAACAGGATACAACGTACGGAAATCCTAAAGCAGGTGATCGCGGGTGACGAAATCGAGTGCGAGCCAAAATACTGCCAGCCGTACAACTTCAAGCCCATCGCAGGGCATATCTATTCGATCAATGAGCTTCCCGAGACAGATGATATAACGCCTGGATTTTTTAGACGCTTCGTGGTCGTTGAATTTAATCGGCCAATGTATGACCTTGAAAATAAAGACGAGATTAGATCAGCGGAGAATAGACAAAAATTAAAAGAGTGGTTCTGGTCTGACTTGATGAAAACTGAGAGTCGATATGGTAGTGAGACAATCTTTATCTATATAGATACTATCAAGCATGAGGACTCCCTGTTAGTAGACTTGATAGAATCTCCACAGTGGGCATCTGTTCAACTTAGTATATGCGATGAAAATTATAAGTCATATGATACTAATTATATGACAGATGCTGAGATTATGGAGGAAGTTGAGGAGCATCGGCGCCTTGGAACTCTAGACGCATTCTATATGGAGAGGATGAATATTCCTATTTCTTCTGAGGATGCGGTTTTCAAGCAGAGTTATTTTAAGTATTTTGAAGATCTTGGTGATCGTATCAGAGTAGGTGAGGAAGAGTTCCGTACCTACAATATGCTTCATATGACTATAGTAGATCCTGCCAAGACTGTAAAAATGCAGAGTGCAGACTCTGCTGTGATTACAGTAGCAGTAGATCGTAACTCTGGGAAAGTATTTGTTAGAGATATTGTATCTGAGAAATTCTATCCTGATCAGCTTTACGATGAAATGTTTAGACAGGTGCAGCATTTTAATTCATTCCTTATGGGCTATGAAATAACAGGACTAAACGAGTTCATCATACAGCCCATTCAGAATGAATGTCGAGTGCGTAATATGCACCCTTTGTTGGTTGAACTGAATGCTCGTAAGGGTGTGGGGGAGAGTGGGAAGGCTGCACGAATTGCTACTATGGCCCCTTCCTACAGAATGGGTTACATCTATCACAACAAGAATAATTGTGGAAAGTTAGAGATGCAACTACTTGGGTTTCCCAAGAGTAAACTTTGGGATGTGATGGACTGCCTGGCGTACCACATCTTTATAATGGATAAGCATGGAGTATACTTCGATCCTTCAAACTCAGTAGAGGAGGAACCTCCTGAGGATGAATTCGATACGCTAGATTGTGAGAAAGAGATGAATCTTGAAGAGATGGGATTTTTGGTTTAGCAGAATATCGAAAGTGCAGCCTGGGGTTAGTTAGCCATACCCTGAATAGGGTGGATGCTCCATTGATTAAATTAACATAGGACAGTGAATACTATGCCGCCTAGTATAATTGGTGATAAGTGGAAAAATCGCTCGCACCCTAGCTTTGATGTGAACTACGAGTATGCTTATCCAGAGGAGCTGGATCTGCGACCAGGCTCAGAATTGCATAACTCAGTACGAGATAAAGTTATGCAAAGAGCATATGATTCTGCAAGACGGATGACTAGTCGCCATGCCGCATGGAATCAGATAGATCATACTCTAACTGCATATATCTCAGTTGATGCTGAAGAGAACAAGGTTAAGAGTGGAGATTCTAGAAAGCCTATTAGTATAGTCTTTCCCTACTCGTATACAGTGCTGGAGACTCTCCTATCCTACTATGTAGGAGCATTCCTTCAGGATCCTATCTTTCGATATGAAGGTGTTGGGCCAAACGATGTAATCGGAGCTATACTTCTTGAAAAGTTGATTGCTCTCCAGTGTAATAAAACTAAGGTAGGATTGAATCTACATACTCAAGCTAGAGACGCATTCAGTTATGGATTTGGAGTAGTAACCCCGATATGGGAGACTCAGTACGGGAAGAAGAGTGTTAAGCAGAAGGTAGGAGGAATGTTCGGATTTGGGTCAAGAGAAGAGTCAGTAGTGATGAATGATCAGTTACTCTTCGAGGGTAATGCCCTTGAGAATATTGATCCTTATCTCTATCTTCCAGATCCTACTGTACCTATTCATGCTCCTCAGGATGGGGAATTCGTAGGATGGGTTAACAAGAGTAATTACATGAGTTTATTAGCTGCTGAAACTCATGATGACGAGATGTTTAATGTAAAATATCTAAGAAAACTAGGGAACTCTAGATCATCTATCTACCCAAGTGATTCTTCAGGCCGTGGACAGAAGAGTGGGCTCTGGGATGAAACTCAACAAAATACTGACTCTACATCTAATATTACTCGGATTAAGATGTTCATTAGGTTAATTCCTGAAGAGTGGAAGTTAGGTAAAAGTGAAGTGCCTGAACTTTGGTACTTTGAAATTGGACAGGATGAGGTAGTCCTTAAGGCTAAACCTGCTAATCTCGATCATAATAAATTTCCAGTGGGTGTTATTGCACCTGATTATGATGGATACTCGTTAACTCCTATTAGTCGTATAGAGATGCTTGCAGGAATGCAAGGAGTTCTAGACTTCATGTTCAACAGTCATGTGGCTAATGTTCGTAAGGCTATAAATGACATGATAATCTATGATCCTTATTTGGTAAATAGTAATGATCTTAAGAATCCAGAAGCTGGAAAATTGATTAGACTGCGCCGCCCAGCGTGGGGAAAGGGAGTTAAAGATGTAGCACAGCAACTTATAGTAAATGATGTTACTCGTAATAATGTAGGAGACTCCTCATTCATTATTCAGTGGATGGATCGTATTAGTGGTGCTGACTCATCTATGCAAGGAGCTATGAGGAGTGGAGGGCCGGAGCGTTTAACTGGTGCTGAATTCCAAGGAACTCGTGCTGGAGGCATCTCTCGTCTCGAGCGAATCAGTCGAGTGGTAGGAATGCAAGGAATGCAGGATATAGGTACATTCTTTGCTATACATAATAAACAGATGATGTCATCCGAAAGTTATATCAAGTTAACTGGGGATTGGCAAGATGTACTGCTGGCTGAGTATGGGCAGTCGATAAATAGGGGAAGAATTATAGTTAACCCTAGTGATGTAGATATTAACTACAATGTAATTGTCAGAGACGGAAGTATTCCTGGAGGTAACTATTCAGATACTTGGGTACAGTTGTTTCAGATCCTGGGGCAGAATCCAGAGTTGGCCCAAAAGTTCGACGTGGTGAGGATCTTTACTCATATCGCTAGGAACTTGGGGGCCAAGAATGTGAACGATTTCGTGAGGCGTGGAGGTGGAGATCAAGTAACTACTCAAACTATGCCTGATGAAAATGTTCTGAAACAGGCACAAGCAGGTAATATAATTCCTATAGGTGCAGGGAGGATGGCATGAGTACACTTAGTGAAGGACTGGGGATTGGAGAACTAGATAAATATGATAAGGACTTTAAGCCTAAGAGTTCTCCTGAAGTTCTTAAAGGATTCATGGAAGGCTGTGTATATAAGGATTTCCTGGGTGAGATAGATACTAGAATTGAAGACCTCCGGGATTTCTTAGAGGTTAGTGATAGTAAAAAGTATTTTGCAGCACAGGGAGCTGTAGCATTTGCTAGACTTGTTCGAGGGATATTCGAAAATCTGTTAGAGAATCGATTATCTGATCTTGAAGAAGAATCAATCAATAGAATGGAGGAAGGGAATGGCTGAGAATGAATTTGCAAGTTATGTCGAACCTAATCTGGAGGAGGTTATTACTGATTTTTTAAGTGATGAACCGGTTCCAGTTATGGAAGATCCTGTAGTTGAAGTAGTTGAGGAAGGAGAGAAGATGCCTTTGGCTGAGTCTCCTACTGAAGTTGTTTCAACTGAGGTTGTAGTACCGGTAATACCATTAGTACCAGTAATTGCTGAGGATATACCCGGTGATGAACTGGATGCTCTCCGTAAACAGAATGAATCTTTACTTGCCATGATAGAGAAGCTTTCTGAAAATGGAGGTAAGAAGGAAGAAGTTGTTGCAGCAGTTCCTGTAAAAGTTCTTGAAACTCCTATAGTTGAAGCTCCCCCGTTAGAACTTGGAGAGTTTGACTATGATGAGATTATGGAGAGTAAGGAGGCTTTTACTAAGTTCATGTCCAGAGTTATGGGTGTGGCTAAGGAACAGGCCAAGCAGGAGATGCTAACTTCTATTCCTCAGGTTGTAGGAAGTTTTGTTCAGCGACAAGCGTCCATGAAAGATGTTGCTACAGCTTTTTATGATAAGTATCCAGAACTTAAACGTGTCAAGCGGTATGTAAGCACTGTAGCGAATGAAGTACAAGCAGAGAATCCAGGGATGACTATTGAAGGTGTTCTGGAAGAAGCTGCTAAGAGGGCTAAGGAGACTCTTCAAATCCAGAGTATGATTCAGACTGAGGATAAGAAGAGTGCTGGAAAGCCCAGTTTACCTGGAGGGAGTAAGGGGTCACGATCGGGGATTGTCCCTAGTACAGGACTTCAGAAAGAAATAGATGAACTTATTAACGACTAATCATTGGAGGAATTGATATGAGTGGAGAAGGGAAGTTTATAGATGGATTGGCAAGAGGGTATGTTAAAGATGTTGGGTGTACAATGACCTGTGGAGCAGGATTTAGGGGAGTTGGAACCTTATATCATTCTTCAGTAGAAAAAGTAGGAGATTTTATTAAAACTACTATTTTTATTGATTTAACTGGAGCTGCTTCCTCTACAACTGATTTAGATATTATTGGTACTAGCGGAGTTTCACATATTGGTCAGATTACTAAGGAGGTTAATGGTACGCTAATTCATGGGCAATTTACCTGTTTAGAGACTCCTGCAACTGGGGCCGATGATATTATTTTCTACTCGGCTGTTGAAGGGACTGGGGCATTTGATGGAGGTATAGCTGCATTGACTGAGACTGTACTTTATGATAAGACCAGTGCTCAAGCAGGTGCTGCTGCTACTCAGATTGCATTTACAGCCCTACCGGCAGTTAATGAGTATCTGTATTTAGTTAATGGTGAGGGTAGTGTTCCTGCAACTTATACCGCTGGACAGTTTTTGATTGAGTTCTGGGGGGTGTGATATGGGACTACTTGGAAAATTATCTAAGTTTGGACTTAATCCGTGGGGATCTCCAGTATCTTCTACACTAGCTGGTACTAGTGGGCAGATTCTGGTGATTATGCGAGATAAATCTGGAGATATTCTTCAGGCAACAGGAACAGATGTTCCGGCTAATGCTACTACTGGTTATGCTAAGGGGTGCTTGTTCATTGATAGGGATGTAGTTACTGGAACTACTGGTCTATATGAAAATATCGGGACTAATACCAGTTGTAACTTCAACGCTATCGGAGCTATAGCTGCAGGAGAGATCGCTCTTGCTACTGGTAGTAGTCTTCTGGGGACTGGTGGAGTAGCTGCTGCATTTGATGGGAAAGGTGATGGTAAGATTCTGATTGGTAATGGTACTACGATGGGTAGTTTCGTACTTAGTCAAGACGTTACCATGACCAATGGAGGAGTGGTAACTATTGCTAAGATTAATAATCTGGCAACTGCTGCTGAGGTTAATGGAGTTTGTGACGGATGTACTGCTACGGCTGCTGAGATTAACACCGCGTGTGATCAATCAGCAAATGTTATTGCTCCTGGGATAGGTATTACTAATGGAGTTGGCAC